CACTATAAAAGTGGAGGAAACCATTGTCCGATCTCCAGCCCTTGAGACTTATGAAATCCTTAATAGTTTCCCGGCTAATAAAGACGCTAATGAACAATTAACCATTTCCGGTACTGGTGAAGGCTATAAAACTGCTATAGTGGCTAACAGGCGTGCCTTTGTGGCAAACGTCAAGACGGTAAACGAGGACAGTGAGACTGTTCAGATGCGTGACCGGATCATGTACACTCCCATTGGCAAGTTTGATACGTTCCCCAGAAGCTACTTCATTGATGTGGTAAAGGGTGACGCTGAGGAGTTTACCAAGCTGGAAGAGTTCTCAGACCGATTACTAGCCTTCAAGAATCGGAAGCTCTATATCATTAATATCGCTTCTCCGTCACCATCTAACTGGTATGTTGAGGATATTAAAGACTTTGTAGGGATTGAACATCCTTATGCATCTACCAAGACAGACTTTGGTGTCTGCTGGGTGAACAAGTTTGGTGTGTTCCTATATGATGGTCAAAACGTGACAAACCTTTTATTCAACAGGATCAAGGAATCTACATGGCAGACCTACTTCAAGCGTGACACATTGATCGGATACAACCCAAGGCGCTATTATCTTATTGTTCTTAAGAACGCCTTTGCTGATGTGGGAGATGTATATATATATGATTTCAGGACACAATCGTGGATCAAGGGTCAATCAGCATTTGATGATAACTATAACAGGGCCAATATGGTAGTAGATTGGAACAGTAATACTACATCTGTATACCAGACATTGCTTACTGGTGACCTATATTGGACATCTGACACAGCATGGGAAGGACAGACAAGCAATACTTGGAGCTCCACATCCGATGCTTACGAGATAAAAGAATGGACAGATTCCATGCGTAACGTGGGAGAGGACAAGTTCGTAGTCACTACAAAGGATATTGACTTTGGTGAGCCGGGAAGAACAAAAAAAATATATGGTGTAACGCTCACTTATAAGAGTGATAATGACCAGACACAGCCTATATTTTATGACACTGACGGTGGTACAAGCTTTTCAAGTCAGCTTACAGGCGACTTCTCTGGCACCGGTACTGGCTGGAAACAGGTTCGAGCCCAGCCCAGCAGTCCTATATCTTGCCAGAGTATAAGATTTAAGATCGTGAATGCTACGAGTGACACCGGAAGTTCCGAAGGTGTTCAGATCAATGATGTGGCAGTGGAATACAGACCAATATATCAGAGGGTAAGCTAATGCCACTGACACGAGAAGAAAGAAAATTAAGGAATAGTACCCAGCCACCCATTGCTATCTCTCCTCATGCACCATCTGTGAGCCAGATGGCTGACGGTGAGAGACGGTATTCACGGGTGCCGGGCAAGAACCTCAGACTATACCTTCGTCTGGGGTCTAAGTTGTATTACACGGAGTTTCTTCCAGTGGAGGAAGAGACATCCAATACTTGGGAAAGTTTAACGTAAGGGAGTTTTATTATGGCTATATCTATGGCAAACTTTGGTCAGGCAGATGTTACAGACGAAATGATGGATGCCTTTGTCAGGCAAATGGAAATGGAGCGGGAAGAGCGTGGTGGTGCTGGAATGCGTCAATACTTAAAAGAGACCAGTGACATAGAAGCTGAACTTGGAAGAGTTGAAGAAGTAGGAAAGACCGCTGTGCAAAAAACCGCTGAGATCGAAACGGAGGCAAAAGGAACCGCAGAGAAAAAATTATTAGATTGGACAATCACACTTGCAAGCCTTGCTCTTATGGCATATGGTGGCGGTGCCCTTGGTGTGGGTGGTAAGGGTCTCAAAGCTTTTCACGACCTTATGAAAGCAAGTAAAACAGCTAGATATGGCACCACTATATTGGGCAGTTTATTCGCCGGTGGTCAGGCCCAAAAAGCAGGTCGTGGAGTTACAAAAAGACGTGCTGGTGAAATTCCTATTGCTCAATACAGGGAGCCAGAGAATGGTGAAGCCGCACGGGACGAAAGATTGGCGGCCAGACGAACGGCTGGGGACATAGAAACTGCAACAAGAGCATTGAGAGAGGATACGAAAAGACTATATACCCCAACCGAGAGTTGGGCGGCTAAACGGTTTGAACTGGGCCCAGAGTCTATTGGTTATGCTAGGAGTGTAGCCTATCCCATCATGGCTTTACTTGGTGCTATGGACGTTAAGGCAGGACTCAGTGATGAAGCGATTGGTGACTACGGAACAATGATGGGGGACTACACAGGGAGACTATTCAGGAATTAATTATGGCTGATTGTAGAACAGATGGATGCCCTCCGGGGCAAGAATGTGTAGTCATAGGCGGCGGAGAATCAGGCTCGGCTGGTGATCTGGTTTATGGTTGCCAAGCTACAAGTGAAGAATATCCGCCTTGGATGGAGGAGTTCCTCGGTGGTCTTACAGATACAGAGTTACCTACTAACCTAGCTTCCCTCTTAGAAGACGCTGGCTTTAGTGATTTTAGCCAGTATGCCGAGCTTTTCGGGTATGATCCTGAAAAAGATACCTACGATGCAGAAGCCGCTCATAAGGCCATTGCTGAGAAATATGGTATCACAGTTGATGCGGCTAAGAAATATATTATTCCTTTCCAGCGTGAACAGTTCAACGCTATCCTTAACCGACTCCCCGACTGGGAAAAAGCCCAGATCAAGAATATCGTTGATGACTGGAACTTCTCAGTTACCCAGAAAACAAAGAAAGAGGCCGAGCTTAAGGCACAGTATGGTGTAGAGGGTGCAGAGGCACTTGGTGGCATTGCCAAGCAGAAGATCGATGAAATGGGCAGACAGCGCAAGGCCATGTTCGGTGAGGATATGTCCAAGGAAGACTATGACAAGCTTCCCGATGATCTACAGTTCAATGCCATTAAGACTGGAACCATCCCCGGCGGACTCACAGGTAAACAGATCAATGAGGAGATCAACCGGCTGGAAGCCAAGTATGGTGAGTTTACCACAAAAGACGAAGAAGGAAACATTATTGACGCTCCCGAGATTCTCGGCGGTGAAGCGGCTGAGAGAATAAGACTTGGCAGGGCGGCATCTAGGACAGAATTTGTAAGCGGGAAGGAAGGTCTTCGTGGGAGCCTTATGCAACAGTATGCTCAAGAACGCCTTGGTGGTGCTCAAACACGGGGCTTTCTAGCGGGGGCAACCTCTCCATTTCTACAACAAGCTGGTAGACAGCCCGGAGAAGCATACACACAGCTCCAAGAAAAATTTTTAGGTCGTGCCGGTGAACTTGAAGCCTCAGAAACCGAGGCAGAAGAAGCCAGACGTGCAGGTCAAGAAGACCTTGTACAACAAATCCTCAAGTCTTTTGAGTCCCAGCAACAGGCACAGGCTAATGAAGATGTAATAGAAGCACAGCTACAGGCGGCTAAAGAAGCCGGCTATTCCGATGTAGAGATAGCTGAGATAAAGGCTAAGATGGAACGGGAGAGAGACCTCATCGGATTTGAGGAAGCAAGATTTGCGAAAGCACTCGGCCCAGAAGACATTATTTCACAATATTTAAGTGGCGTTGGAAGAGAAGCCCTCCGCCTGTATGAAGCTGGATTTAAAGCAGAGAAACCTGACTATACGAAGACGTGCGAAGACAAGGGCCAAATTACCTGTCCTGATGGCACCTGTGCTGATAGCTTAGAGAATTGTGGAGATGGAGATGGTCAAACATGTGCAGACTGTCTTGAAGAAGCTGACAATCCCGAAGAATGTTATAGTGTTGGAGGCCCCTGTGCTGATGTAATTAGAGGTTGTATGGATTCAACTGCTAATAATTATAATGCCGATGCTACAGAAGATGATGGTAGTTGTACTTATAATGACGGCGATGGAGATACATGTCAAGATTGTATCGATGAGGCCGATAATCCAAACGAGGAATGTTATGGTGTTGGGGCTCCTTGTGGAGATGTTACAAGAACATGTGACGAACAGGGACTACTAGAGTGTGATGATGGAACTTGCGTGGCAGACCTAGATGATTGTCCAACAAGAACATGCGAATCACAGGGACTATTTGAATGCCCTGAGGGAACTCCGGCGGCAGGGACGTGTGTGGCAAACCTAGATGATTGTCCTGTAACTCCAAAATGTACAGGTGCTACTCCATTTGAATGCCCTGATGGTACATGTGTTGCTACAGAGGCTGATTGTGATACTGACCCGGTAGACTGTAATTTTTGCCTCACCAAACAACATCCACATGATCAAAATGCATGTTACGGAGTTGGTAAACCATGCGGTGAAAAGCCAGATGATGAAAAGCCAGATGATGGTGATGATGTTAATGTGTGTGATCCCCCATGTGGCCCCGGCTTTGAATGTGTGAGAGTAGAGGGTGGTTCTGGGGCTATGACTGATTTCACCATGGAATGTCAGCCAGTGGTTGGTAATGGTAACGGTAATGGTAACGGTAATGGTAACGGTAATGGTAATGTCACAACCTGTGAAGATGGCTGTAAAGCCTTACTGGGTAATCGAGTCGCCTATCGGGAATGTATTGCGGACTGCCAGAAGGCAAGGGGTCAACAGGGACAAAGTGGTGGAACACCGCCTACTAGGGGAACCACTTTTATGGAAGACATCAAAAATTCTAGGGGATAAGGAGACTATCGATGAACTCAAATAGTTTTAAACAATTCGTACTCGATAAGTATAAAGACAAGCATCGTGGCTGTGGCAAGTGCCAGAAACGATGGAAATCAATGAAGAAAAATGTTAAATCTTTACAACAGGCACCAAAGGTTTTGGAGAAGCAAGCACAACAAAGCGGTGAAGTCAAAGACCTGTTAGATATGCTTTGGGGAGAAAAATAATGGCAAGAGATGATATTTTAAGTCGGGACTATGTAGCCCCTTCAAGGCCGATCATACAAGACACACGTAAAAGCGAGATGTGGGAAAAGCTATTGGCGGACTCAATGGACTTGCTAAAAATGCAGACACTCAGTTCCCAAGAGATTGCACGGGAAAAGCGTGCGGAATCCACTGCTGAGAGAACCGCTGTCAGGTCTTTAGAGGATGCAGAATCACTTATCAGAACGGAAGCCACACTTAAAGAGGATAGTGCAACAAACAAATTTTCCCGAGAAAAGGCAGGGAACGTAGCTGATGACCTTGCAGGAGATTTGGGAATCATTTATCAACTTGATGATCTTAACACTAGAGTATTAGAGCTGAAGGCCTTGCGTCTAAACACTAAATATGCAGACCATTATGAAGACCTTGATCGCAGAATCATTCTTACCGAACAAAATGCCAAAAAGATGCAACGAAGTTCGGAGCAATTTGATCTTGTATCGAGTGATATTGCCAGTTTATACTTTCAAACTCAAGCCGGACTTCCCCCCAGCCAAGAAAATTATACCGCTATTGAAACTAAAATTATGCAAAAAGATGTCGCTGGTAAGTTCACACACTCCTCTGCAGACAGAAAGGCCTTAAGAAGAAACCTTGATAGGGTTTTAGAAACAGTTGCTAGTGGTAAGGGTGGAATAGAGGATATTATTTCAGCGGCTAAGGGCATTATTGCGGGTGGTGATGCCATAACAAATTTAGAGGTGTTAAAAAAAGGTGCCAAAACAGACGAAGAGAAAAAGCGATATGACGACCAAATAGATCAGATTAAGCAATCACAAGATGCACTTGGTAATAGTATAGATACAATTAATCTGGTGGCTATAGGGAAAGGGGGAGTCACCGACCCACACAAAGCTTTCCAAAACGCTATTAACAATAAAATCGCTCAAAATCCAACACTCAGCAAAGAAGAAGCTATGACAGAACTAGACAATGAGATGATGGCTTTAGATATAGATGATGAACAACTCGCAGAAAAGATCATGACTCATTATAGCGCCACGTTTGGTGTCTCCTTGGACGCCCTGAAAAAAGAACGTACCATACAAAGGAAAGCTAAACCCAAAGACATACCACAACCACAAGCTGTCGTGGGCCCAACCACACGCTGGGGTACTGCCGCCGCTGAATTTGCGGCTCGACCACCAGACCCAGAGGTACCAGAGACCATTGCAATGACCGCTGAGATACAACGTGAAATGGAGAGGTTTGACGTAGAAACCCAAGCAAAAGCTGACCAAATTACTAACCCGGATGAAAAAAGTGATTGGCTTGAGAAGAGGGCCTCGGCAAGAAAAACTAAAGAGCGTGTCTTAACAGATGTGAGCCAAGCAAGGGAAGCTCAAGCAGACATTCCCTCTGGTACTTATACAGTGCAAGGAAAAGAGATTAGAGTTGAACCAACCACATCTTTTGGAAGGGTTACTGGACTCAGTATATATCCATCTAATAATTTTGCCCTTTCAGATGTATTAAACATTCCAAAGACCAATGCTGGGAAAAAAGTTCGCATTACCAAAAAGCGTGATGAGGAATTGTTTAATCAAATTGTAGCTATGTTGTTAGCCTCCCGGTAACAGCTCATGCCTAATGGTGAGCCCTTATCTGATTACGAACGCTGGCGTGCTCGCTTTGGCACCGGACAGGTAACTGTTTCCCCACAGCCCACAGTCGATCCAACTCCTCCCGATACTCCATATGTTGCCGATTATGATAGATGGCGCCGCTCTTGGCAACGTCCAACTCTTGAAACGCAATATGACATTCCAGAACAAGAACCCGAAGAAGGGCTATATGAGCGGGCAGTAGGTGAATTTGCTTTTAATAAAAATATTGATACGTCTATCTGGAAAACTATTCGAGATCAACAGCCTGAGAGAGCCAAGGAAATATATGCCAGTGTAGAAAAGAAAACACGTAACGAGAATATGATCCGGCAAACCATTGCAAGGCTTGCCTCCGCTGTCCCTGTGTTTGGCCCCAACCTTGCTGAAAAGGTCTTTGAACTATCAGAGGTAAACTTTACACCAACAGAACTGGAAGCTCTTAAAGACCCACTCTCTCCAGTTTATGACCCCACAATGAAAGGAATCCCCATTGGATTTGATCAGAGCATCAACCTGCGAGACGCCAGTGAACTAACAACCACTCTTGCAAGGTTCGTAGGTATTGGAACTGGTACAACCTATACCCTGCTAAAACTCCCTTTCTTTAAGAATGGCAAGTATATGCATCTCATGACCCACACCAATACCATGAAAAGGGTAGGCTCAAGGGCCGCCAAGGCGGCATTGGACTTTAACATTGACGCTTATTCCAACCTTTATCCAGAACTCACAAAGGAGGGTATCCCGTTAGAAGAAAAGATTCATTCCATGGTGATGACCTTTCCAAAATCAACACTTAGTGGCTCCCTGTTTGGAGCATTGGGTGGAGCAAAGGGTGTAATAAAGCAATATGGCGGTGTGTTTGCGGCTGGTTATGGCTCTGCACTGGTAGAAGGCGCAGGGCACAAGGAAGCCTTTAAGGGTGGAGCACTCCTGACAGCCATGCATTTTACCAATGCACTAGGTACACGTGCAGGCAAACTTGCCTTCAAGAACTGGGGCAAGGAACAACACATCCCCGATGAGGATGTTTCATTCTATGCTGATATGATCGTTGAAGAAAAGTATGATAAGACCAAGCCTGAATGGTTTGTTCCAAATCCCGGCAAGTACGGCCTTGGAGCTGGGCGTACTGGCACAGGCGAAGTACAGGTGGTAAAAGAAGTTGGTAAGGGTAAGAAACGATTCGTGGTAGTGGAGGATCGGCACTCTGAAACAGGGAAACCGGTCAAGATCAACGCAAATACTTTCTACAAAAACTTTTCAAGACGTCGTAACCTTGCTGATTCAGAAAAAGTTCGCACGCACCGCTTGAACAAAATCCACGAACGAATGAGTAAGATGGGGATCACCAACACAGAGAAGGAACAACAGATCAAAAGAGAGGAGATGGGTGCAAGAGAAGAGCCCATGCAGGAAAAAAAGGAAGGTGAGATTCCCTATTATGAATACCTTTCTCGACAATCTATATCAGACCTCTTTAAGACTGGTGAAAGATATGGTATCGACCGGTCTGCAATGAAGGACATGAGCAAAGCTGAGATGGTAGAACATATCAATAAAAAAGTTCCACGCCAGCCCGGACGAAGGCTTTCCCTTGCCGATGCTTCCCCGGAACAACTCCACAACATACACAGACGCTTGCAAAAAATGGAGACCAAGAGCAATGTGGAAAGAGATATTCGTCAGGGTGTATACAGACTCCCAACAACAAAAGAAGTGGGTGTTAAGATTAAAACTGACAATGAGAGAATACTCTTTTCTGTGCAAGACACAGTCCTTACAAAATTCCGCAATGATCAGTCAGCCAGCAATGAAGCCTATCAAGAAGGTACACGTATTACAGGAGAGTTAAAGCGATTAGGGATTACCCCTGACAGGCACTTTGAGATTTGGCGTGCCAAGGCGGGTGAAAAGGATGCACTGGACTCTCTCTCTGCAAAAGAACTAGAAATGATGGATATACTTGAGGAGTCATTTGAATCCGGTCGTCTCTTCGGGGAACGTACAGGTATACTTGACAATGCAATAGATCATTACTGGCCCGGTATCTTTAAAGGGGAGCCAAAGGATATCAAAACAAAAATTGATAAACACTTACAGGTTAACCCCAAGTCACAATTCGCCAAGGAAAAGAAGTTCAGGACACCTACAGAGGCTGAAGCTTTTGCCAAAGAGGCAGGGCTTGAGGTCATCTATGACATTCCCTATCTGGTGGAGAAGTGGTGGACTTCCATGGGAAAGGCGGCATCATCAAAGAATTTTATCCAGAGAATCAAAGACCTACCCAACTCTACTACCGGTGATTCACTAATTTCAGAAAGTAAAATAGAGGGATATCAAGGCATTACAGACCCTTATTTTGTTAGGGCTGTAACTGGCAAGAAGTACGCAGGTACGGTTTGGGTACATCCTCTCGTAGCCGGAGAGTTCTTAAGTATTTACAGACCGTGGGCGCCTTCCAGAGAACTCCCGGCAAAGCTATACAATCAGTATTGGAAGTGGGCTGGCAGGGTAAAGCGTGTTATCATGTACAATCCTCTCATTCACGGCTGGAATATATATTCCGACACCTTTGACGAACTGTGGTTCAGCAGTTGGTCAAACATGTTCCCACTTGTCAAAACCGCTAGGCTTACAGGATTGTTCCCCGGTATTAAATACAGTCCTGAGAAACAATTAAAAATGTATAAAAAGCTGGGATTTGATGGTACACTGGCGGACTTACAAAGAGTTATGGCTGGCGGTGGTGTCAATCAAGAGATCACCGGTCGCCGGGGTGTGGAAATAGATGAGTACATGCAAGAGAACATGCCAGACCTTGCGGCTAACCCCATGACCAACTTGGCTAAACATCCCCTTAAAACATTAAAACAATTATCTGATAAAGTTTTATGGGGAAGGATTGTACAGGGTGCACAGGAAACAGTGTTTGCCCTTAAGTATACACACATGCTCAATAAAGGATTTACTCCCGAACGTGCGGCCGCAATGGCCGGGCATTATACCAATGATCTATTAGGTACCATTGGTAAAGAAGTGTTTACCCCTGCTGAGGGTGCATTCCTTAATGCTTTATTCTTTGCAAGGAACTGGACTATCAGCAATATGCGCCTTGTTACCGGAGCCTTGGGAGTACAAAGTCCACATGCTCAGTTCTTGGCCCATAAAGGATTAACGAAAGCTGAGATGCAAGCGTTGCAGGGTGAGTATGCAAAGCACTTGATCAAGGGAGTACTTGGCTTAACGCTCTTTGCGAATGCAATGAACAAAATGGCTACCGGTACCAGTGGCTTTCAAGAAAGTTATGATCCTGAGAAAGCCACGTGGGCAATGCAGAATGATCCCGGTCACAGGCTGGATGTAAACCTTGGTGTGAGGGATAAAAAGGGACGTCAGGTATACGTCGTCATGCCATTGTTCCGGTACATGCGGGACTATTTTAGTTGGTTCGGTGATCCACTGACCACTTTTTATAACAAGATGTCACCCCTCTGGAAACAGACCCTAGAACAAGGGTTCGATTATTCTCTGTGGTCTAGGAGACGCATTACGGCCAGAGGTGCTGACTGGAAAGCAAACGCCAAGCGACGACTGACACATTTCATTGAAGGAATTTCCCCAGCCAGTCAGATACCATGGTATCAACGACCCGGAGAGGTAAAGGATATCTACGAGCAACTAGCCCCTCTCGTTGGTACGTGGGTACGTCATGGCCCGGCAGGCGGACGTGCCGGGGAACTGATCAATGAGTACCTAGCCGAGATGAAATTCAAGCGTGATGAAATTGATATTATTATCGATGAAATGATAATGACAGGTGATCAATCAGGTGCCATTGCCGATATGCTCGGGACGGGTAGGTATAAAACCATTGACGGTATGCTTGACAGGCTTCGAAAGTTTGACGATCCTCTTCAGTATAAATGGGACGTCATGCTAAGTCGTGAAATGCAGGTTGGATTTGAAGAATGGGTCAGAGAAGAACACGGCGAGGACTACGCTCAAGTTCAGCTTGACCTTGACAGGGTAAGATAATGGCCGTAGGTATCCCAGCCGGACAATCACTCGCCAGTAAAGCGTCAGAAGCCTTCATGGATTGGATGCGGAAGGCGGCTTATAATATAACCGCTCGATCTGCTGGCCAACCGGGAATGGTGGGTGGGTATGGTCTAGGTCACTTACTGACACTGGCTACCACACCAGTACATGAAAAAGAAGCTGTTTACACTGGCTCTTCTTATGGTGGTATAGGACTTGGTAGTAGTCTTACAATAGGCAAAAAACAGAAAGGTCGAGACATAAAGGATGTTTTTTATCAAGACCTGAGTGAAGAAGAAACAATGGATATGCTAGAAAGAATGAAACAACAACCTGATCTTCTTGGATTCTTCCTAAAGCAAAAAACCATGGACGAAGCAAATCTAACCGAAACCACAGCAAGGCCAACCAAGGTCAGTCAAAGATTTAAAGACCTTCCAACGGTAACCATCAAAGAACACACAGAAGTATTGCCTGTGACTAATGAAAGGTGGTCTGATGAAGTACTCAAAAAATTAAAAAATTTAAAAAAGGGAGAGGTTATTCAATTCCCCGAACATGTTGAGGAAGGGCCTACGCAACCGGGTATCGGCATAAATCCACAATTAGACATAGGTAGCTATACATTGTCCGCCGGTAAAGATGATCAGGGTACCTACATCAGTCTCTTTGATGTCTGGGATTTTGGAAAAGGATATTCTGAAAAATGGCTTAAGGGCAGTTCTTTCTTGCAACAAATGCAGGCACCACTGATGGAAGCGGTAGGTCAGCCCTTTGCAATCTATGACCGATACTATATCCCTGAGACAGACCTGCAAATGGAACTGGAACACAGGGAACGGGTCGCCGTTTCGAACCAAGCATGGCAAGAAGAACTCGCACACTTATTATCCCCGATGCCTGAAGGCACATATTCTTCTATAGGTGAAGCCTTAAAGGCAAAATGAAAACATGCCACTAGGTACTGAATCCTTTAACCCTGATGAACCCTTGATGGATTGGACAATGCAGGGCAGTTTCCCCGAAACATATGGTGCAGTAGCAGAGTCTACAGGTCAGCAACCACACGACCAGATAGATGGTCTAATAGCACAATCAAGCATATTAAACTTATTAAGTTCCCTAATGGAACCTGCACCGGGAATCAACCCCTTAGAGAGAATGCAAGAAGAAGAAACAATAATGCGTAAGATCGGGCACATACCCGAACTCTTAATGGGCTTTGGTCTTGCTATGGGTGGTGGAGGAAAGAAGAAGGCTAAGTCTCTACTTGATGACGCACTTGGAATGGCCAAAAAAGCCAAGCCAGCCCAAAAACTAAAACCTAAAAAGGTGGGAAATGTAGCCATTCCTAAAGATGAAAAGGTTCCTAATGTTGGCAAGACCATTGCAGAAAAAGACATACAAAAAGTAGCCGACTGTCCAGCCGGTGAATGTTATAGTAACGCACTTAAGGCGGCGCTAGCAAATGATAAATCGGGTGCTAAGGTCGTTCAAGGCAAGGTTTTTATGGCTCGGTATGGAGATAAAAGAGATCACTCTTGGGTGGAAATTGGTGACAAAGTATATGATCCAACCATAGACCTGATTTCGAGTAAAAAAGAATTTTATAATTCAATAGCAGGCCCAGAGGTGGTTAATATTCTTGCCCCCCAAGAGGCGGCTGTATTAATGTTACATCGTGGTTACAAGGTTTATACCCCTGAAGATATATTAAGTGTATCGGGAGCCGAAGCCCTTCAGTCTCTTCAATCTAAGATGTTGGGTAAATGACCACCTATATGTGGAAAGAACTTGAAGGCTACCCTGACTGGCGGATACAGACAGAAGACCCATCCATGGCCAGAAAGCTCCGGCGCCACTCAAAATGGAAGATTTGTGGTTTCGCAATGAACGCCCCTTTATGGGTATATAGAAGACCTTTTAATACGTCTCAGGAGGCGAGGAGAAGTCTTAGGCGACTAGCTGGTCGTATCTTTCAAAAGAACGCCTCTACGGGCGAATTAAGCGTCCAAACCCAGACCAATACGACCCCTAATTAAAGACCTGAACCCTAAGCTTCGGCTATTACCTTTAAGTCTTTAGGTCTCCTCTTTTTTACAGGCTTTTTCTTGGGAGCCTTAACCGCTTCATTCAAACTCTCTAGAATCTTTTCAAGCTTGGTTACCCTATTCTTCAATTTCTCAAAATCATTCTCTAAATCTATTTTCCAGCCCATCTTTTTAATACTCCTTTGTATCCTGTCAACACATTGACAGGGGTTCTTGTTACAGAGTTCACACTTCACAAAAATAATGCAGGGGTAAAACCCGCAACACCTGCTTGGCAAGCAGATGAACCCCGGCCAAAATCTAAACCGGGGTGAAGGAGCGGGGGAAACCCCTGCGAATCAGTCACAATCATTACCTCTACATCCCGCCCGACCGATACGGGCACTGGTTTCTCTATCAATAGCCTCTTGCATATCCTTACTCCTTTGCTCACGTGTTTCCCTGTCCAGTACATTGGACAGTGCGTTCACTGGGGGGTAACACATAACACAAGAGGTGTCTTTGCAGTTTTCTGGATGGTCTTCCAGCGTGCCCTCTTGCATAGCGGCCTCATTATATCTGTCTCTCAACTCTCTTATCTGGTCAGCCAGCTTCTCATCGTGAAGTTTGTTCTCAGCATATTGTATAGCCAGTTGATATATCTTGCTTAACAGTGCAACATCTTGTTCTGATAGTTTCATTTGATAGTTGTCCTTGGCTCTTGTTTTGAGTTGATGATATCTTTCTATAGGTCTTCTTGCATCTCCACCCTTTGACTTAATAGACTTGATAGCGGCCTTGTAAGACCTATATACTATTGCCCGTTCATCCAGTTGTATCATGTAAACCTCCTAGGGAATAACTTCTTTTCCATGGCTTTCATCTTTTTTGAGTGAGCTGTCTTCTGCGTTTGTGTCATATTTAATGGACACTGTGGCAGGCTCCCCACCGTCACATCAAAGGAAGGCGGTGCGCTACCACAGAACAGGCGAGAATCCTCAGTATATGATCGTATAACGGGACTCCACTTGCCCTCTCCGCACATGGCACACATCCTGCCTACCTTTGGACAGTGTTCAAACATGTTCTAAGCATAATACTTTTCTTTCAATAGTACAAATTCAGATATGGGTATGTAGATCACTGGCTCTTTGTCCTGCCAGTCTCTCAACTCTCCCATGCCACCCCAGTGTGGGGGATAAACCTTATCCGGCCACAAGGTGTACCGGTAAAGACCGTCTTGGAAATCAACGACCAGTACGGTAGTGACCTCTGTCCTTCGTCTCAATTCCATCATCCTCATGAACTTATAGAGGCTTATCATATAAGTGCTGTAGGTAGTAGACATATGGTTCCGGCACCTGATCTCTACAAAGGTGCGGATGGACTTAGTGTGGCTTGGATCAACAAATGCATAGTCAGCCACATACTTGATCGGAAGCTTGTGGGCCTTTAACGGTTTCCAACTATCTTCCAGAATCTCTACCACAGCCTTCTCAGCTTCAAGGTGTTCTTCTGTCTCGTACCGAGGTCGTGCCATATCAGTAATCGAAAAAATAATACCAGACAAACAAACCGGTAATCACCAGTGTACTTGGTTTAATTCTGCGTAATGAAGGAAGGAATAACAGCAAGATCAAAATCTCCAGAAGGCTACGCCCAAAAAGAAATTCCTCGCCCCACATTAAAGGTCAACCTCGTCCTCAATCTTTCCGTTGATGGCACTGATCCACTCACTAAGGATGAAACAGTAAAGGTCAAAAGGGATGATGATCTGTGGCTTTATCCGGTCACCACGAAAGACCACTCCGATCTCTTCCTTCTCTGGCATGAGATACTTGGGTATGTTCTTACGCCTCTTACAGCCATAGTACTTACCGGCGACCTCAATGTCACCCATCTCGTGTTGGGCACCACCCCTGTCCCTGTTGTAAGACAGTAGCCCAAATGACTTGGCAATGTTTACCGCCTCTCGCTGTAACTCACTACCACGCTGGCGGTTACGCCGACCACGCTTTTGATGTTTCTTCTTTTTAGCTGACACGATCTATCTCCTGTTGTAAGAATTGCACAGTAGCCTTAGAACCTTTTGATAGCTTTTGACTTCTTATCCTTTTATATAAATACGATCTAACGATCTGTCTCTCTACATCAAACTTAGAGATGTTATCTTCCCAAGGGCCTTCGTCCTTCCGGAGTCTCCTATGGGAAGGCATGTCTTGCCATGTTGTTTCATACAGGTAACCACATTTACACTTCTTAAGCATCGTCCCGAGCCGTCTTTGATACCTCCGCAAACTGATCCCTTGTGTTAAAAAAATCCAACTCACTCGATTGTGGCTTGGTTGGCAACCTTGATGCTGAATGGATCACAACACGCTCACCTTTTGCAAGCATCCGGTGCTTTCTCCCCATCTCTTTGTCGTTCATTTCCTTTTCCCAGAAGTTAGCCAGATAAAGGTTCACATCTTTTCTAGGTGTCTCGCTCTCTTTCTTAATATCAAGAGCCTTGATGACAGCCTGTGCTATGCTTCTCTTTTCCCCTGTAGCACTACGGAACAACACCCTCTCTTCCTCTCTAAGGCGGTCTCTCTCTTCTTTTGCCTTCCTCTCTGATACCCGAAGCCCCGCTCGGTGGAATATCTTGTTAGCGTCTTTTATTGGGGGAATAAAATTGGGTGTAAACTGCATGATGAAGTCGTCCCATCCCTCTCTCAAGACCTCGTCAGAGAACCGGGCAAGGGAAAAGCTCCACCCTTCTATCTGTCTTGGTGTAATTTTATCCCCAAGGTTGTAGAAGGCGATGAAGTCGGTGACCCACTTTTTACCCACGTGGGATATCCGACTGGCTGGGGGTCTCTTACCTGCCACGGTGAGCACGCTCCCCTACTGCATCCCAGTCAATCTCACCCTTTGGCTTAACGGGCTTACCGGGACTCATCTCTATTGATCTCTTGCACCAGTTGTGAAACGCCATGATGTAGTTTTTATACCGGCGATCATGTGACCCGAGATAGTTTATGAACCGTTCCAGTTGGTCTACCACATCTACCTCGGGGTATTTCTCTATGAACACATCTATCTCATCATTGATGTCATTAATGTCGATGCCTTTCTTGGTAAGTACGGCACCGCACTGCACACAGGCGTGTTTGGTTGTCATCGGGCTATGGCCGTGTAGGAAGGGACTGAAGGTTGGTGATGATGTCACCGGCCTTCTGCTTGGTCAGACCATTATCGATGAGGGTGTTGATAGCAACTTCCTCATCCCCATCAACCGTATGCTTGTCCAGTAAGCCCTTGATGAAGCTGATCTGCTTGTCAGTCGCCTGTCCGTTGCGTACCGGGGAATTGAAACTGTCGGAGTTCGCCTGTTGACGGAACTCGTCAGCCTCTACATCACTCATGATGTTGTGCCAGTATCCGCCAAGGAGTTGGAGTGTAACCCTGTCCTTGCCACGCTTCTCAGCCATGCACCACAGGTAAGGGTTGAGACAGTTAGCCGGGCTTGATTCTCCGAAAGCCCAAGCTGACTCAATCATCTCACCATCTCCATCGTAACGGTCGCCTTCTACCAAGAGGGCAACAACGTGTTCGTTTGAAGAGTAGTTCTTTTCCACCGGACGAAACCTGATATGCTCCTTCTCGGCTATCCTCATCACAGCATTATGCTTGATGATGAGGTTGCCGTGGTGCTCCCAGAAATCATCGGAAGAAAGGTTGTACTTATTGGCGAAACTCAGTTGGTCTTCACTATACTGTTCTGTATTCTCGTTCATTTTGTTTTCCTTTTTAGTAACTCAGGTTTTAATCCCCCGCCACAGTGCTTAAAGTACTGGCAATATTCGGGATTGCACTCCCAGCCATAGGCCGGGGAAGTGCCCAAGTGCACAGGGGGGACTCCCATTGTTACCTGTTCGTTAACCATTTTCCAGTACTCACTTGCAAGTCTTATACAATTCCTATTAATAAAAAGTTCCCGTATTTGTGAATTATCTTTATTGTAATACACAAGTGCCATCCTCAACCTCTTGTCATATTCCTGTTCGTACCAAAAAGCGTACGTTCCAAGCTGTAGTTCATAGTTGTTTGCCGGGTTAGGATCAGGGCTACGACCGAAAAGCTTCTTAAACTTGAAGCTATTGGCTGTCTTGATGTCGTACAATATCCCAGTAGACCCAATTACAACGTCAAAGAAACCCCGGACATTCCATTCGGGTATCTTAATCTCTTGTTCTGTAAGGAGTTCCGCATCTTCAATGTTGTATTTATCAACAAAATGATGGACGGCTTTCTCAAAGTCATCGTGAACCAGTTCCCCCAACCGGAGAAGCCTCATAGACTTGTCCGACTTGGGGGCTGATTCTATCATGTCAATATGTGCAAACCTGTGCTTTCTAAGGCACATACCTGCACCGGAAGCATGAAACCATTCCTCTCGTCCCGTGTACCTGCTCTCAACCTTTTGTTTATTAATGTCGTGAAGGTAGTCAGTGTACATGGTGATGAGGTCAAGCTTCATCTTTTCAGCACCGATTGAATAGTTCTCTCCAGCGATGACCAGAACGGTCTCATCTGGCACATGACTTCCATGGTATCAGCAACCTCAGCCATCTGATCATCTGTGATCTTCTTAGCCTTGGCCTTTGTTATCATATCCTTGTTCACCAGATCATCCCTACTGATGTAGACAACAATAGGGAAGAAGCCGTCCAGTTGTGACTTCTCTTTCAAAAGATACTCGGCACTTCGTATTCCGTACTTCATGCATTTTCGCTAGAAAGCATCTCCGTCCGAGGATGAGCCTTTCTGCTCTTGGAACTCACTCAACTTGATGGACAGGTAGGTCTTGCCATCATTAGTTGTGTTCTTCCACGCTCCAAGGCGCATCACGGAACCACCGATATTGATCTTACCAGTGTAGTCCGGTTGAGCATCCTTTTCCTTACGGTCGTTTTTCCAGAGGGAACCGTAATCCTCTTTGAGTTGGAACGCCATCTATCTATCTCCTTATCTTACGTTCACTTACAGTCGTATCACCGAGAAAACTATTGCATCTCATGCAGGTTATCTCGGCAATAATTATTTTCTCACCCACATGCCTTTCAAGATTCTTAAATGTTATTTCAGCATCACAGCACTTAGACTTCTCACCAAATGTGATCCCCCGGTGTACACCCTTGCGAGAGGACTCCGTGACGTCAGCAATCGCCTCTTCATAGAAGCGAACTCGTTCTCTTTCTGTTAATCGCATATCTCTTTAACACCTCAGTTTGGATTTAGTTCCCAAAAAAATATGGAAAGGACACGAGTACCATAATACGACTCGGAATGCGAGGCTACCCATGCCCTTTCCTTGGCACACACATTTAGACAGTGATCGTCTCCTTCGTGAACCTTGTGAGGCTCTTTGGTTGGAAGATGGTCAGCTTGGGGCGTCTTGTACCCATGTTCAAATTCGCTGACCGGTTCTCCATCTGGATGAACAGGCTGTTATTCGGCACCGTAAATGTTCGGTGCAAACCCATTGCATCCATGAAAGAGATTCTGGCGTGTCCGTTCGTGTTTGTGGTACGGGTTTTTTTACGAGAACCATTCTGATTCATCGTATCGGTCGTACCGTTTTTGTTTCTTGCCATGTGCGTTCTCCTTTTTCTTATGAACGTCTATCCATCTGGGTCTGTTACCGACAAAATATAATGCCAGTACAAACCCACCGATTAATCCTAAAGTAAACCCGCACATTCCTTGGAATGTAAGGATTTTTGTACTTTTCCACAAATGTCATCAAAATTATTTCCGGTCAACACCTGTTCTTCCTTATCTATACTTTGTGCATTAAAATGTTCCATGATCTCATCCACAACTAACTTGTTAAACAGGGTGGCTTTATGTGTCTCCAGTACAACGCCACCGACATAGATAGACAGGTCTAACGCCTCTTCTAAGGCGTCTTTAAGGCTGTAGGTACCATCGAGTGGCATCTGTTTGCCGAAGATCATGTTGCCGATCTCCATTCTCTTGGAAAGAAGATGTATCAGTTGGGAATTATTTCCCTTCTTCCTGTTCTCCAGTTTTGATTCCAGTTTTTTGATCTGATCTTTGAGCTGTTGGATGTAAGGTTTACGTTCGTCCATCTTGTTCCTCGCATATTATATCATTAAGTATGGTTAAAAACTCAGTCTGTCCGATATGTTTTTTCTTTGCCCAGTTCAGCATGGTCTTAAACCTACGCCGGAGTTGGTAAAGATTTTTCTCCCAGTTATCTCCGCTCTGCGTTCGGGTCTGAACTTGCTTTGTTCTAAATTCCTGTCTCATTCGTTATTGGAATCATCAAAGTCGGCGAAGTCTATGGGATCATAGAATAGGTGACAGAGATCACAGTAATATAGTCCGACCTCTACCTGTCCGACCTGTGCCTCTTCCTCAGCCAGTTCACTCTTGCACCGGGGACAGCTAGGTGGAGCCTTGGTTAGTGTGCTACTCATGGTTTTCTCCTGTAAATATCTACTGGGGCGAAGTCCCCTTCCGAGTGCCTGTGCTTTCCTTTTTGTTCAAGCCAGTGCTTATAGCACAACTTCGGGGGTAAGTCCTTGATCAAGACCAGTTGTTTCTTGATCCGCTTTCCACACTTCCTACAGAAGTGCTTGTCCGAAAGGTCTGTGTACTTAAATTTTTTCTTCCGCATCTTTGCTTCCCTTGGGGTGGTTGTTGAGTCTCTGGTGTTGCCAGTCCCGATACTCAGGCTCCCAGTGATGGGGCTTCTCAAACATATCGACAGACTTCCGGACAGCTTCCAGTACACTATCATCACAGCTAATGTGAAACCTCAAATAGTCCCGTGCAAACAGGAACCAGTCATCGTCATTCCAGAAAAAATTATTAGTAGTTTCTTTTTTCATTTCACCATTATACTCCTGTTCATCAGAAAAGTTCCCAAGCTGTTTACACATATCTTCTACACCGGAAAGGCAAGTGGGACAGAAGGCTACGGGTAAGATTCCAATGTCGCCCACAATACCACCTTCACCATCAAGATCAAGCTCACCGGAGCAGACGCTACATTCTATCATAAGGTTCTTTGGATTGATACTTTTTCACCGGCTCCCAATAACTTGCGGGGCACACCTTCAATGGATGACCATCATCCCCATATTGTTTGTAGAAATCCTCTCGCTCGGACTTTTTGTTGATTATCAAGCTGTGAGCCTTGTTGTTAAGACGCACACACCAGATGCACAGTTCTCTATTGTCGTTCTGTGCCCATCGTACAAACAGACCTCTGTGAGGCTGAAGCCCACAAAGCTCACAATGGTTCTTTTTGTGTGGATGTTTTTTCCTATCCGTATATTTTAGAACTTCCATATCCTTCATTGGTTTGCTCCTTCTTTGATTTGGAGAGGGATTTCCGCCAGTCGGTATGTTTGTCCCCGTCTTGGCCTCTTTCCCTCATTTCTTTATCCCAATTTGCCTGTACTTCACGATATTTGGGGGTTTTGGTAGTCAATTTAGCGTTATGCTTATCCCACCCCTCTTT